CGCTTGAACTTCCTCACTTAGCTCTTCCATGTTTCCAAAACCTTCCCTCATTTTATCTGCTTGAGCAAATAAATCTTTTTCTTTTAGTTCTCTTTGTTCTATTTTTTTATCAAAATAATCTGTAGCGTTTTTATACTGTGTGTCAAATGCACCAGTAAAAGCTTTGTTAAAGCTAGTATAATCTACAGGTTTGTAAAATCTTGGGTTTTTATAACTCATATTGTTTTTATTAAATAATTTTTTATGGTCCGGTGGAGTAGTTAGTTTTTAAATTGTCTGCAAAGTTTCCACTTCCAACCATACCACCTGAAATGATTCCTGCTCCAGCGCCTAATGCTTGTCCAAATCCAGCGCTTGCTTGTCCTCTTAACGCGTTGGCTTGAGCTCTAGAGTTTTCTATTTGACCAAAAACGTTTTCAATTTTTCCTTGTTGTCTTGTTTCTAAAGTCTGAAATTCAAACATAGCACCTCTCTGTCTACTTAAATCCACTCTACCACCTTCCGCTAATCTAGCTTGTTGTGCGACTTGAGCACCCTGTGCTCTTAGTCTAGCGTTTTGTGCTTCTTGTGTTTCAATTGTAGCAGCAACACCTTTTTTACTTCTAAGTGCAGCTTGTGCTAAAGCAGTTGCACCACCAGCGCCAGCTCCGGTAGATCTTAATGTGTCTAATGTTCCAGCTAAAGATAAATCAGCTTCTTCAGCTTGCATTTCTGCAGCACCTGTAGCAACTTGTAAGTTACTAAATTGGTTTTGTATCATACCAGATCTATCGACAATTCTATCTGAAGGATCTATAATATCCTGTCTATTAGCTTCCAAGTTTTTAAGTTGACCTTCTAATTTTTTTGTTCTTTTTCTTGCTTTTTTAGCGGCCCGGCTAGCACTAATACCTTGGATTATTCCTCCAATTGCTTGCATTCCCGCTTGTGCTACTTGTCCCCACATATTTTTATTAATTTATTTTGATGATATGTTTATTTCGTTTGAAACAGCAAATAATTCTGCTTTTGTTTCTTCAACAACTTCTGTTGGCTCCCAATATTGTAATTCAAATACAGCATGGTATCCTTTTATACCAGAAGTTAAGTTTAAAGTGTTTCTGTTAAATGATGCATTAAAATCTGATGAATCATAAGGTATATTTTGTCGTAATTCTTTATAATACTTACTTTCTTTTAATTCAAAACCAACATTTAATGGTATGTTGTTCTCATCTAGTATAGTTACACCCTTTTTAGGTATGTTAAACGCTTGCTCTACTAGGCTTGGATTAGACACGGTAACCGCATCACCAGCTTCATTTATAATTGTACCTGCTCTATTAACATTTTCAGCAACACCTGATTCCATTGACCAACCTGAAGAGCCTTCGTAGTTTATAGTATGAAACGTTTTTATTGACTGTGGTTGCTCATTCATTATGAATTTTAAATAAGAAGGATCTTTAAATGTCGCACCATAAAATTTCATGTATTCAGAATTTGTAGTATAATGTTCATATAGACTTTGACCATTAAAAGTTAAAAATCTATTAGATAAACTTGTACCAAAAGATGGTTTATAAGAATATAAAGATACCCAACCTTTAACTCTTTCTCCAAATCCTATTGTTACAAATTCACTATTGTCAGTTGTAAGAACAGGTGATGCAGCTCTTACTTTTTTACCTTGGTTTATGTCGCTACCTTGAAGAGATAATATATAATGATCATTAACTTCATCATACATTCCATATGCTTTATCGGCTAATTTTAAATTATCTCTAAAAAAACTTTTCATACCATATGATGATATAGGTGTAACACCATCTCTTGTTAATCTCAGTACAACAGCTCTATTTTTATCTGTAAAATATTTTCTTCCACCATGAATAGCAAAACTTTCAGGATTTGTACTTATACCATATTTACCTAAATAAGGCACAACTTGTCCTATTACTTTTGATCCACTAACAGTTAAATTACCTCCTTCTGCAGTAAAAATAGCATCTTTATCTATAAGAGCTCTACTAACTTTATTTTCTTGAAATATATTTAAATTAGTATCTTCAGCGTATAATTTTTGTATACTACCATGAGATAAATCAACCGCTCTAGTAATAGCACTTCCTATAGGAAACTTATTTGTACCATTGAATTTTGTTTTTGAATTGTAAATACCAGAATACATCATAGCATTACCTCTTCGTCTAGTGGTATAATTTTCATCAGTAGCATAAGCTCTAGCCCCATAATCAGTTGATGTTTCATTAAACCCACCTTTTATTCTAGATTCTTCAACGTGCCATTTACCAACAGCACTACCTCCAGCTAAAACAAAGCAATTATAATAACTTATTCCTATTTTAGTACTCATTTATAAAATCTTTAATGTTTTCATATTTATTTTTATAATCCTTACTTTTATTGTAATCAACATAAGGTTTTATGTAATTATTTTCAAATAAACCAGGTGATAGTTTTTTACCACCATAACTATATGTATTTGTTTTATTGTTTTTAGTTATTTTAACTTTATTAAAATTTCTAATTCTTTTTATTGGTTTATAATTATCGTGGTTGTAAAGCTTGTCTTGCCAAAATATATCTATTAATATATTATTTTTAAAACCTATTATTTTTGCTAATGTTAGTATACTGTATAATTCAGTAGTTATATCACCAACAACTACAATATCAATGTCTTTTGTTTTCTTTTTATTAATAAATCCACCTACTAAATAATATTCATAATCATGAATATTAAAACTACTAAATGTTTTCCACCAATTTAAGAAACTATTTATATCTGGCTTATCCCATTTTTTATTTAATACAATACCATTGTCGTATTCGTATTTAAAATTAACTGTCTCTATCGTCACACTCACCAGATTCAACTAAATCTACTATTCCATTATTACTTCCACCTGAACCATCTGTTGGCCATGAGTTTCCTATTTTAGCTCCAAAGGATCCAGAAGAAATATCCCAATTATAACAACCATTACTCGCGATACTTGTTAAACCTGAATTAGTATATAGTATATTACCAGGTACAAGAACAAGGTATCCCTCTGTAACTGTTGGTGCAGAAGCACCAGTACCTTGTACTGCCCAATATTGTGATGAAGACTCCGCACAATAATCTGGATCAGAATTGTAATGACCAAGATGGTCTACATCAGATGAACCTTCAGGCCAAGCACAAGCATTATATATTAAATTTCCCGTTACAGATGTTGCACTTTGAGAAATTAATACAGGTAAAGTATCTGTTAATAAAGCACTAGGATTAGTATTATCTGTTAACGTTAAGGTGCATGTTCTTTGTGTTGTTGTTAATCCAAAAAACGTACTAGCAGCTGCGGCCCATGAAGAAGTTGTTTTTATTTCAGCGTTATTATCATCTATTGCAACTGTAAAGTAAGAATTAGCAGCTGTATAATTAGCAAAGTTTAAAGCAACAGATAAATTAGCTAATTCACCCGCGGTTTTACTAGCACCATTACTTATAGCTGGATCTGTAAAAACTAATACACCTGAGCTTGCTGTTGCAGAAACTTGTGCCGTTTGTATAGAAGCAAAATGAAATGTTGGAGCAGCATTTGTTTTTTTACATAATACTTCATGTGTTGTTGAGCCCACACTATCTGTAGCAATAATTCTTAATGTTATATTATCAGCCGTTGTATTTTTAAAAGCATAAGTATCATTTGTTTTTATAGGTACTGAGTTATTATAACCAACACCACCAGTCTCTAAAACTGATCCTAATGTAAATCCATGTGTACCACCAGTTTCATCTGTACCATAACCATTTTCAATAGCAAATGATATACTACCTGAGGCACTGGAATCTCTTACAGCTAGGAAAGTACCAAGTGTTTGTTGAGTTAAACCACTTGCTGTTGCTGCTTCTGTAAATTCTTTAACCGTGGTCGCATCTCCACCAGACCATACTCCACCAGTAGGTCCACCTGTTGCTGCTGCTTGTACCTGTGCATTTAAATCTTCTATTAAACCAGTTGTACCAGTTTCATAAAATATATCTATTTTTGATTCAAAAGGCTCTGTTTCAAAAACAGATAACCCCTCGTAGTATTTACTAAATAATAAACGATCACCAGCAAGAAACGTTTGCTCACTTGTTATAGTTGCTGTATCTGTTGCTTGAACATAATCTGAAACTGTTACTACTTTTCCTTCTTCACCAACAAGTTTTAAACTACTGTGGTTTATAGTATAATCATTAAAGAAATCATCAGCGTAAGTAGTAGCATCAGTATTTCCAGGATCTTGGTCGTTATCCAAAACAAATGTGTTAGCGTCAGTTGTGGCTGTTTTTATATAACCAGCTTGTATTAAACTATTACCATCAGTTGTTGGACCATATATTTTCATATTAGGTAATTCTGCTATTAAAGGATTTTTATCTTTACCATATATAAAATTATATATACTAAAACCACCTGTACCAGAAACATTATCATCACCAGATATAAACATGTTTTGTTCAAAAGCATCTCCTAGTGATATTACATCTGTTAAATAGTGTACTTGATTATTCATTGTTGACTCGCCTAAAGCTGCAAATACTACTTTAGGATATAATTCAACATCTGAACCCATAACACCAGGTCGATTAACATCTTGATCATTAATAGCTCTTGGTATTTTATTTATATTGTCTCCATATAAACTTAACCAACTTTTACCAGAATATGTGTTATCAGCTAAACTATCTATATTATTCCAACCATCAAAAGGGTGTGAGCAATAAACATTATAATAATCTTGTTGTGTTTGTTGTACTACTATTCTATAAGAATACCAACCATGTGGATTATAATATGCACCATAAGTACCATTATATATTGTATTATCACCTGTAGAGTTTTTAATTACTCCTTCTGTATCTTTAAAATCTATTACTAACTCTCTACCATAAGCAGCTCTTAAGGTTGACCAACTATAAGCACCACTGAAATCATCTGAAAGATCACCAGTTATTGCTGCTATGTTATGTGTGTCTAAATCTGAGTCACTAGAAGGTACATGAGATGTTAATATTACTGGGGATTGTCTACCAAATTTATCTGCAAATACAATACCTACTTGATAATTTCTTCTTTGTTTTGCGGAATGATAAGGATATGATTCAGATAAATGTTGTATTTTACCACTTGTTATAAAAGCTCCACTATTCCATTCGTTATTACCTTTTGCGGCATCTGTTATAACAAAGTTCATACCTTTTCTACCACTATAATCTAATGGATAAGGATAATTTTCTACATAGTTACCATAAATAACTCTATTGCTACTTACCTCTAATGATTTAGCTAATAAAGGTACTTGATCAAAAACCCTCATTATTTCATCTTCAGGAAGTGTTCTATATGGTTTTTCAGATCTATAAGTATATTTATATACTTGTCTATAAAACGTACTACCACTAGATGTTGGCTTTATAGTATATACTTCTAAATTTGTATTAAATGCAGATAACACATTACCAGCCTCATTTGTTACTGTTATATCTTTTACTAATTTAAAACCTAAACCATCTGATTCTTTTAATAATATTTCAATATTTGTTATATTGTATGGATTTGCATATGCGTTACTAAAATCATCTGATGTATGTCCTCTTTCATTAGCATTTGGTATAGGTATTCTTAATACAGCTTTATTAATAGCGTTCTGCATTATATCAACAGTTGTTTTTCTATATACTTCGTGTTTACTTATTGAAACAGTAGGTTCATTACTTACAGCATTGTTACTATCATCACTATTGCTAATAGTAGCAGTATTTAATGGTTTAAAAATAGTTCCTGTAAAAGGTGCTATTATAGAATATTCTCCATCTTCAAATTTATATCTATATGAAAATCTTACAAATTTATCTTGTAAATAATCTGATCCAATAGTTGTTGTAGCTACTGTTGATAAACCAGTAACACCAGAATTGTTAGCTAATCTTATAACTTCATATGGAGCATATTTAGCAACACTTATTTGATCTTCATGTTGATAATGTGTACTACTAGCAATTGCTCTACTTATATTAATTTTTCTTGGTTGATTATAATCATCTGTCCAAAAAAGTAAATCATCTATAACTTGAACACCTGTTATTAAGTGGTTTTTACTAAAATTTAACCAAGGTCCTTGTACTAATGTGCTAAAAGAATTACTACCAGACATGTCCATCATAACTATAGCGCAATCATCTGTAGAACTTCCACTGTAACTACTAGTACCAGCGCCTCTTGCTCTTGTTATTTTTCTTATATTATCTGAAAAATCAACTAAACCAGCAAAATTACTTATAAAATATATTAAACGTTTATTTTTTATATCAGTATATTGACCGACAACTTCTGGATAACCAGCAATAGCTGGACTTAATGCCGCGCTTATTAGTTTATTACCTTTGACGGTTTCAATAGAACCACTATCACTATCATCTGATTCAGAGATTTTAATGTTTTGAGCTTCTCTATATTCACCATCTTGTATAAGTCTCTCATCGAGATCTTTATTCATTTTACCTTTTATAAAGGTCCTTTTTATTTCTGCCATTTAATTAACGTTTAATAATTTTGGCCTTACCGGTCATTACTTGAGTTAGTTCTTGTAGTTTTATGCTAGATAATCTTAATTTAGCATTACGCATCGCAGCTCTTCTTTCTTTCTTTGCCCTCATTATTTGAAATTCAGGTATATTTAATGTTGTAGATAATATAGCATGATATATATATTTATATATAGCGTCTTCAGCAAATTTATGTATTCTCATCTCACCGTCTTGTGCTAATCCATCTGATACATATTTTAAAGTAATAACTCTATCTGCCATAGAACTATCAAAACCAAATTGACCATTTACTTCATCTATTATAAATACACCATTATAGTTTGTAGTTTCAGGGTTTAGTCCAATTCTCGAAGAAGATGTTTGTAAATTATTTGCAATATAATGTGAAAACAAATAATAATCATCTTTGTTAGATTTTCCAGCAAACTTATCTAATACAAATTCATCTGTAAATCTATTTTCTGTTACACTTGGGTTTACTTGTAATACTCCACCGTTTTCATCATATAGATAATCATCGTTAGCATCTTGCGCTATTGATTCAGAAGGTCTTGATGTGTATCTAGCAGGAAAAATAGGATGTTCTACACCAGCTGTATCAACCCAAGACAATCTAACATAATGAACATAATCTTGTGGCATTGGAATTGTTAAACTAGGTGGTACTGATATTTCTTGTATTTTTTCTATTCTTGCAACATCATAAGCAAATTCTTGAATACCTCTTTTTGCTTGAAATAATATTTCACTCTTATTGATATTGTTTAATACTTTACCATTACCAGTGTAACCATACATAAAGTTAGTTACTATATCTGTTAAATTTATATATCTATAATCTCCTAATGATCTATCTATAAAATCAACTAAAACAACATCATTAAGAACTGGTAAACCAGATGTGAAATTTATAGTATCTGTTGTTGTAGCTTTAGGAAATGTATATGTACTTCTATCTACTTCTACGCCGTTTACATAAACTATAAATGCCTCTTCATTAGCTGGTAAATTAGATACTGTAAGTTGAAAATCACCACTACTAGCTTGAGCAACTGTAGTTGTAAACTTTTGACTACTGTTGTAATATTGTTCTGCTGTTGTTGTTCCTAATAATCCCATAATTTATTTATTGTTGTGCTTTTGACATTGCTCCTGCTTGACTTAACTGTGTTGCAGCTTGTAATACGCTAGGATCTTTAATTACAAATCCTGCATAACCTAATATACTTATTATTAATTCTGTTTCATTTGATTCATGTAGTGTAAAATTCGTAGAACCTCTAGTACTACTGTTATATAAATCTGATGCTCTTAATGTTAATACAGCATCATCTGCCCCCATCCAAACTAATTCATGAGGTATTGTTATAGTATCTCCTACAGCAAATCCAGTTCCTGCGGCTGTAATATTTATTGCTGTTATTGTAGATCCACTAACTGTTACTGTGAATACTAAACCTGTTCCGCTACCACTTGTTATTACACCATCTGATCCAAGTGTTAATGTAACTGTACCATCCGTTAAACCAACTGTTTGGTTAGTTGATATTATACCTGTTCCTCTTGATCCTAATACTGCACCAGTAGCAACAAATACCTCTGTATCATAAAGTTGTGTTCCATAAGTAGCGTTAGTTGTATATCCCCATCTAGGATTAGCGGGTACTTGAATATATTGCATCCTTAAAGCGCCTAAAGTCCAGGCTGCATCTGTTAATGCTGGTTCAACCACAATATCAGCTGCGCGCTGATAGTATACTGGAAAAGTTGTTGTGGGTTTTGTTAAAGGTGAGGATTTTAAATAAGATAATCTACTTTTATCTACTTTTTCTACTTCAACTGTTTGATTAGTAATACTAACGTCGAGTATTTTATATAGATCTGTTGGAAGAGCTCCAACACCATCTGTTAATGTTATGTCTGCATATGTGTAAAATTCATCTAATTGTTCTTGTATTTTACTAGGTATATCTGCTAAACCTTCATTGATACGATTAAAGTTATCTAAATTTAAAAACCTATTGTAATCATAAAATAGTTTATCTAATATTTCTCTTTGTGATTGTTGAGCTAGATTATTATATTCTGCAGGAGTTAAATAACCTCGTTGCTCTTTATTGAGTATGGATAAAACAGTTTTATATACTTTGTTGATATTAATCGCCATAATTTCTTTTTATTTATAGTAATGGTCACCCATAGGATGACCATCCTATAAAGTGTTTTTATTTTAGTCTTTTCTCGACTACTTGATAAACTTCAATACCATCATCTGTTTTAAACCATGCAGCTAATGCTGAATATGGATTTTCATCAAATGGAACAGTAAATAATTTTCTACTATTTGAAGCCCATGTAAATGTTCTATTGTCACTAGAGAGTTTTATAATACCTTGCTCAACAGATTTTATACCTATATTTCTAATGTTTATATTTTCATCAGAAACAAGTTCTAAAAATAATTCTGCATTTTGCTGTGCAAATATCATTACATCTCGTTTAAGTTCCTTAGAAGTCATCTTAGATACCTTATCGCCAAGTTCTGTTCTCATAACAGCTTCAGCTTTATCAATATCTAAATCTTTAGCAGCGTTCATAGCTTGTAATTGAAGTTCTAATATATCAATATCAGATGCAGCAACTTTTTCTGCGTTAAATTCAATATACGTTTTGTTAGCTTCTGGGTGATATAGAGATAAGAACTTTTGTAACATCACTTGTTCTCTTTCTACAAACAACCTCCCACTTCTAAAAATTATATGTCCAAGTCTTTGAGGACCTTTCATTTCATCAACAAAAACTGTTTGTTGATTTCTACAATATTTTATTTCCCTCTCATATCCTTTCTCCTCATCAAAATAAAATAATGCTCTTGATTTCATTATATAAACTGGTGGTACAATTTGTAACTGCAGTTCATACAATCTATCTTTAATTACCCAACCACTATTGATTGGTGCGGCTTTAACCGCTTCTTTTTTTACTTGTGGTTCTTTAACCACTTTTACTTGTGGTTCTTTAACCACTTCTTTTTTTTTGTTTTTCATGATATAATATAATATAAATTAAAAAATTTAAAGGTGATGGGTGCCGAAGCACCCGTCATCTTTAATTATAAATGTTACTTAAGTATTACGAAGTTATTCGCAGCTTGAGTAACAAGACATCTTTCTGATAGATAATGAATCTCCATCTTATCAACACTAGAGTTGGTAGCACCAACAGATCCAGTGACCCAAGATTTTAATTTTCTATCATCAGCTTGTCCAGCTCTATATCTAACGTGTAGAAATGGTCTCCTTACATTAGAACCTACTTGCTGATCATATACTGAAGAAGTACCTGCAGGAATCATTACCCCTTTGACACCTCCAACTAATCCTCTTGTAGAAGAATCGTTTAAGTATTTCCAATCAGTTTTGTAGAAATCATAAGAACCTCTTCTAAATCCAGAAAATCCTAAATTTAGCGCCATATCCTTACTATTTTCAAATACACCCCAAGAAGTTCCCGAGTCGTGACCCGCGTTAACTTGACCTAGCATGTCGTCAAAAATTAAGTTAGCATTTCTATTTAAATAAAGCATGTTCTCTTCAATAGCACCTTGCTTATCTAGCTCAGCTAATAATAAATCGAAATCCGCTAAAGCGTCAGCCGCATTATCAACTAAGTTAGTAGCTATAATACCTCTTGCTTCGATTGCAGCAAATAAACCATCAGTTCCTTCAGGAGCTTCAAGACCATTAGCTGTAGTCATACCAGAGAATACGTTACTACCAGAAGCTTTTTCAGCTTCAACCATTGCCATTTCCATGTAATCATTAAATCTCGTTTTAGTGTCGCCAGACGATTTTAGATACCATAAGTATCCACCTTGTCCACCTTCACCGTCAACTTCGATCCAACCGATCTGAGCAGTGTCAGAACCATTTATTTCAAAGTGATCTTTGATGATTATAGGTCTATTAGTAAAAGTCGAGAAGTTTGCTTCTACTGAAGCACCCATTGAGTCTTGACCTTTCGCAAATTCAGAACCATAAACAAAGAACGATATAACTTGATTATCAGCTGTGCCGATAGTTGCAGATATATCATCTACATTTTGTCCTGTATAAGGTCTAATAGTTAATTCTGCAGTTCCAGCGCTTGCGCCACCTGCTGCACTACCGTCAATACCCGCTGTACATATTGCTTTAAACACAACTCCCGCGACAGTACAAACTAATGTAGCGCCTCTTCTGACAGCATGTGCTTCAGAAGCAGCAGTGTCAATGTTAGTAATTGTATCAATAACACCAGTAACTGGGTTAATTTGACCGTTATATGCTAAGTGTAATCTACCTTGTTCAGACCAAATAACTTGATCAGATTGTAAAGGTAATTCAGCACTTAACACAGATAAAAATCCAGATAAGGTTCTATTACCATATCTGTCTACTTCCTTTTCATATAATTCAGGAAGATACTGTTGGGCCCATCCATTATTTTGGATGTCAAGATAGTTGCTAGCAAGTGTCATTTGAGACATTGCTGGACTAACTACCGATCCTGATGCAGGACCCGAAAAACTAGCTATTGCCATAATTTTTAATTTTTAATTGTTAAACTTCGTTTTAGTAATTTTTAAGTCGAAATTTATTGCTAGAACTAGTATCGCCGCTTATAACTCTCATTTTTGATCCACCTGCGTCAACCATACCATCAGAACTTTTTCTTCCGTCCACGTTTATATTTTTTGCTTCAGAAGTAAGTTGTTTAATGGCATCGGCTTTACCTTGGTCGTAAAAATGACTAGCTATAGCGTCAGCGTTTCTCGCAGCAAACAAAGATTTGTGATAGCCTTTTGCATCTTTTAGTAAATTATCTTCACTAATATATTTGCTAAAAACATTTAGCACATCTGCTTGGGCCTTTTTTGCTTCCTGCACATCTTTAACGTTGTAACGATATTTTTTGTCTCCAACTTCGAAATCAAAACCTTTGAATTTTTCATTAAAAACTTTGTTAGTTTCTTTGTTAAAATGTAATTGTTGTTTTGCGGTTTGTTCTGTAAATTGCTCTTGCTTTTTAGTTTCACGATTGAAAAAATCTATAGCCTTTTGTTGATCTTTAGATAACCTTGAACCCAACTTGAGTTCTTGATAGTATTTACCTTTTAAACCTTCCAAATGGTTTTTAGCTTGTGCAACCGCTTCTTTATAAGCAAGTTTTTTTCGCTTAACGTCTCTTTGTTCATCAACTTCTTCATCATAAGTAAAGTTATCTTCTAACATGAAGTTAACTTCTTCTGAAGAAAGATGAGGTTTTGTTGACTTGTAGTACTCTCGCAAGAGCTCTTCGCTATCAACATTTGAATAATCCGCATTGAGGCGAACGTAATCCTCAACCGTTCCACCAGTCTCATTCATAAACTCCACGAGTTTTTCAATGTTTTCCGGTAGTTCCATTCCTGGAGCTTTTTCTTCAATATTTTCTTCTAATTGTTCTGTTTCTTCAAAAGAACTATCAGTTAATTCCTCTTCAACTTCATCTGTTACTTCTTGTAACACTGAAGTATTTTCAACTTCTTTCTCCTGTTTTTCTTCCTTAACAGGGCTTTCAGTTTTTACAGGTGGATCATTTACATCTACCTTTGTTACTTCCACTTTTTCTTTAGTGGTTTCCTTTTCTACAGATGGTTTTTTCAAATCCACCTTGAAAGTACCGTCTTCCTGGAAGCCAGTATCTTTTTTGGGTTCTTCAACTTTAACTTCAGCTTTTTCTTCAGTTACTTGTTCAACAACCTCTTGTTGTTTTTCATTTGCCATAATATAATATTATAAAATTAGTTAATAAAAGTTTTATTTTTTAGCGTAATACGCTATAATTTGTCCAGCAGCACCTACATCAATTGATGTATATTTACCATAAATTGTACATCCAGCTGGTAAATCTAAATTAGTCGCATTTATTTGTACACCACCAGATCCTTCAGCTTTTGTTTCAGCATCTGCAGCTAAATCACCAGCAGCATCTTCTGTATTGGCCCATCGTGTAGCTGTTTCTGCAACTAAACCACCTGAAGCAGCAAAATCTGTTGCAACTAAAGCTGTTATTGCTACAAATACACAATCTGTTGGAGGTACTATAGGATCACCACCAGCTATCTGAAATACAGATCCTGATATGTTCCCTGGGAAAGTTTTCATTCTTTGTTCCATGATTCGTTATTGTTTTTAAATGTTAAATTATCTTGGTTCAAATTGTTCCAAGTCGAAACCACCTAAGTTATCCATACCTTTGGATTCAAATTTCTTAGCTGGTAAATCTTTTTTTCTTTGTTCAATCATCTCACTTTGTTGAGATGCTTGTATCTTTGTTCTTTCGTCTTTACGATCTTCTTTATACTTTTCCTTGTCATTACCAACCTTACCTTGCGCATCTTGTAACCTCATGTTTAATTCAAATTCTTTTTCCATTAAATCAAATTTGATTTGAGATTCTCTTTCCATTTTTTTAATATCAAATTCAAGTTGAGCTTGATTAATACTTATCTTACTCTGTGCTAAAGCTTGTTCCTTTTGCATTTCAGCTTCAGCTGCAGCTTGAGCTGCTTTAGCATTAGATTCAGATTGAGCTTGTATATTTTGTTGTTGTAATTTTTGATCTAATTCAAATTTCTTTTTCTTTCTAAGCTTTAAATATTGATTAGCAAGTTTTAAATTCTTTATTTCTCTAATATCAATAGCATCCTCAAGTAATATTTGTTCTTTTTGAAGAGCCATTTGAATATTATTCTCTAATAATTGTTTTTCTTCTTCATCTGGTGATAATTCTAAGAATATACCAAAATCATGTAGATGTAATTTTTTAACTTCATTTAAAGTTCCTACATTAAATCTACCTAAAGAAAGTACAAATTGATTCCTAGTATTAGAATACTCTAAAACATCAGATATTCTTAAAGCTACAGCTTCTGCTGTTTTTAAAGATAAATAGATTCCAGCTTGTAATACATGTCTTGTTGCAGTATTAGAATTTGCAGCTGCAAGTTTTTGTAAACCTACTAGAGATTGTTTATCTGGTAAACTACCATCTCTTGCTTCATTTAATCCGGTCACATCTCTTATCATTTGTAAATAATAATTATATGACTGTATTAAACTTTGTATCTTTCCTTGACTTCCACTTGATTGTAACTCTTGGATTGGCATTTTTCCATTATTAAAATCACCATCTTGTGTCATTGATCTACCAATAACACTACCAGTTTGGAAATACATGTTAAGTGCTTCTTGTGGATTATAATTTGTACCATTACCTAAATCAATTTCTGCAAGTCCATCGGCATCTAAATAAACACCATCTGGTACTATTCTAGCCATAACTTGTTGTAGTTTCAAATGCGTTATTTGAATCATATCAGCAAATGAGATCATTCTACCAACTAAAGACTCTGGTCTACCTTTGTACATTCTTGGAGCAACTATATTATAACTCATAGCTACTTTTGTTATATCTGACTTAGGTCTAGTCATGTTTTCACATTTTTTCCAACCAAATAAAACATCGTGACCAACACATTTTACACCACCATATAATGTTTCTATAGATCTTGATACTTTTTCATATCTAGCTCTTTGATCTTTTGGTGGATTAAACTCGTCACTTTTTTTCAAAGCTTTATCACCACCACTTGCTCCTTTTTTTAATTTATAAACTTGATTGTTATATGTTTTATATTCAAAATATAATAAATTAACAGATCCTTTATCTTCATTAGGATTGTAATTATAAGCATCTCCTTGTGTTTGGTATTTTTTCTCTATTTCCTCAACTTGTTCTAATGTTATTTCTGGAAATTCTTTTTTAAGGTCTTTTATTTGAACTCTTTTTACTTCACCAACATACCATAAATCATCAAAATAAGGTGATTCACTATAAGAGTAAACTAAATTAACAGGATCAACGTAGTCTAGTGTTATTCCTTCAGATGGATTAAAACTATTTTTAACAGCACCTATACCCAAAACAGTTAAGTCATAATCTACTCTTTTCTTTAATAGATCATATTTATTTAATTGCATTACATTAGTTATAGCTTCTTCTTGTGCTATTTCTATAGATTGTTTGTAAGTAAGTTGCATGTGAACTGATAACTCCTCATCATTCTCAGGTAATTCAGCAGGATCATTTTTAAAAGTATTAACACCAGTTTGTGCTACAACATTTTGTTTAAATGCTTTAAACTTCATGTCCTCTAATACAGCTTCTATATATTCTGTTCTTTCGTTTGCAGAAGCAGGATCAATAGAAAAAGCTTTTATATCATATAATCTTTCACTTATACCGTTAACTACAATGTCTACAAATTTAGGTATAATTGGAACAGGTTTCCAATCTAAATTAAGATATGACAAATCACCATTGATTGATAATTCATCTTTATATTTTTGTATACTTTGTTCTCCTCTAGCGTATAATCTTAATTCGTGGTAGCGAAGTTGTGTGTTATAATATCTATCACCACCGTTATCACCCTTAAACCATTCACCTTCTATAGCTTTTGCAACTTGCAACCCATATTCTTGACTAGACTTCTCTACATCAGGCACTGCTTGACTAGGAAAACTAGATTTTGCTTGTGTTTTAATCATTATTTATTACTTTTGATAACATACCTTTATTGTCGTATTTTGTAAAACCAAAACTTGTAGTTGTTTGGTTCCTTGTTGGTCTGGGTTTATATAAATGTTTATTACATGCCATAATTGCTAGACCTGAACTAATAGTAGCATCAAACTTTGTTCTATTATTAATATCAAATCGGGCCCAATCATTTAACGTTATGTTAAAATTTATATTACCTTGTTCACCGTTTTCTTTCACACCCACGTGTTGTTGTATATAACTTTCTATAGCTGAAGCGTGAGCTTGTTTAATATCTTCACTAGAATTTGGTATTCCACCAATTTCTTTTTCTGCAACAGATAATTTATTCCAAATTTTATCAGGTCTATTCATTGAATAACCTCTATAACCTCTTCTTTTTAAATAATACAAAAGTCTAGGTTTATTATTTTCACATAGTAATGGCATTCCATAAAATACTAATGCCATTAAAACATCTTCAAAAAACATTTCAGCAGTTTGAGGTCTAGCTATATATTCTAAAAAAAATGTATTAGGTGGTACATCTTCCATGCTAAATTTAGTTAAGCCGTGCAAAGAACCTTTTGATCCTTGTCCATCCACAGTACCTGATATATCGTAACTATCACACCCAAATGCACCCATGTGCTCATTACTTGGTTGTTTTTTACCATTTTTTATAAAATAATTATTTTGTAAACTTAACGGTGGAACCCAAGATATATTAAATCTACCTGTTTTATCTGGATAAAATTTAACTCTTGTGTCTTTGATACCATTTTCCCATACAAAACTACCTTTTATAGGACTAGATCCAAAATCATTAGCATCTATTTGTTCGTATATTTTTACTAAATTAAATATACTACCTTTTGTTTCATCTCTAAAAGCGTGATCTGTTGTTCTTGGAAATTGACGGTAAAATTCATTTAAACCATCTTGATCATTCTTTAAACCATCAACTTCATTTTGCCAATGATCTATAATTCCAGTATCTATATAATCGCCGTATGGTCCTTCAACCTCTGTTTCTGGTGTATCGAATACAGGCATTCCATAAGAATCAATGAATCCCTCGTAGTTCCATTCCATAGGTATGAACAGAGAATATAATCCTGAGCTAGTCTGTCCATTGCGGTTTCTTTTTGTAACATCTGAATTATTATATAGTTTTTTAAAATTATCACCACCTTTATCCAAAGCATTAGATGTTGAACCCATCATACACTTACCAATAATTCTACTACCTAATCTTAGTGTGGTTTTTGTTACTCTCCAATTATTTAAAATATTTTCAGGTCTCTCCCATTTACCACTCTCATCATGTGCTAGTAATTTTAGTTTTTCACCATCATAACTATTATCAGCTGTATTTTTCCAATCTATAGTAGTATCTAAACCCTCTAGCTCTTCTAGTTTTTCATTACTAGTTATTTTTCTTCTAGTTAACTTACTAGCTGGTACTCTATACGCTAATTCTGTTTTAGGTCGATCCATACCATCCTGTATCGGTTTAAAAAAGAATGGATAATTAAGCGATATTGGTACAACCTTATCAGTAAACATCTTTTTAGCATCCCAACCAGTTTTTGAAAGTATACCATATCTTGAATCACTTGATATTGTTGCTAGATTTACTATCTCTCCAGATGCCATAAAAGAAAATCCAGAACGTCTATTTTTTAAATAACACATTCCATAACATCTTTGATCTGCCTTACAAGCTTCCCAGAATATATAAAACAATCTATTTGCTTCTCTAAAATCTGGATTACCTACATCAATTTTTGACCATTGTAGGTACATATAGTGTGTGCCTGTTATATAGGTTGGTACACCTTTATTGTAATACCAAAACCCATCTTCTCGTCTTTTAAATTCTTCTTCTATATAATCTATATGTTGATTTTTAAAATCATTTGGATAATCTTTCCAATCAAATATAGTTTTAATTCTTTTTAATGGTTGAGGTTGTGCAGTTACCTCCCATTTGTCACTATTAAATTTATGAATTTTTTTAGGTATTTTTGGTAAAGCTATTTTAAGATTTTGTATCTCATATATTTCACCAATTTCACCTGTTTTACTTATAACTATAACATCATTTTCTTTGTTATAACCATATTTCCATTTTTTAGACTTATTAAGTCTTTTAATAGTATTTATTTTTATAGGCTCTGTGACCTTGTATAAAATCTGTTGATACATATTTAATTATACTCTTTAATGTCTATCTTATAACTATCATCCAACCCATCTTCATCAATTAATTTATGACATACATTAATTGTATGATCTATGTAAGCTTGTTTTATATCGAAATCTGGATATAATTTTTTATTATATTCATTAAGCTCTCGTACTTGACAAACTAATGGTCTTTTATCATATATAGAACATAGTTTACCTTTTAAATGCCCACATGATCCATCTTCTTTTATTGGTAAACCGTGTTTTTCACCACCCCAAAGACCAGCTCTTTTACAACAAGCTCCACATTTTGTACATAGAAATTCCATTATTTAGATCTTCTTTCAGCAAAACCACTAAACGATTGTTCTTTATTTTCTAAAGGTTTATCATTTAATACTGCTTCTTCTTGTTGTATTCTAGTTAGTATTTCAAAAGCATCAAATATAGCTAATTTTTTTGTTGCTGCTGCATTCTTTAATCTATCTGCCGATATATCTTCATCTGAATCAACAATAGGTTCTTTAGCAACTTTAACTAACTCTTCAACTGCTTTGTAACCAGCTTGGATTATATTCTTTTTCCTTTCCTTGATATTCATATTTAATTTCAATAAATTTATTATTCACTCTATAAAGTCTATTGTTATTTATAATAAACTCATATTCTGCAGCTGGATTATACCCTACTAACTCTCCTTTTTTGAAACTACCGTCAGAATATTTTACAATACCTATTTGTTTAGCTTCTAAACCAAGTTCATTTTGTATTGGTTTAATAAACGAATATCCCTTTACAGCTTTCCACTTATTATCACAAGAACATCTTTTATATGCAAATATTTGATCAATACTTATTTTGTATAAATCTTCTGATATAAAATTACCAGAGTTTTTTTCTTGACCTCTAGCATTATGCCATCTTCTAAAAACATTATGATGAACTATAACTTCATCCCCAATTTTTATATTTGTTTTGAACTCAGATGGTAAACCTAAAACTATTGCATGTCTACTTATATATTTGTGATTAAATACTTCAGAGTTTAAAATTAACTCTTTATCACCAATTTTTTTAGTATTATTATATCTTGCTGTTTTAGGTTTTATTAAAAAATAAAACGTTCCTTTCATTAATATTCAAGATTATACTCAACTGATATTGCCATGTTTTTATTAAAATCTTTCCAAGGCATAACATCATCATTTTTTGATATAAAAATGCTATATTTATCATCATTTTCTACTATATCACATATTGTGTTTCCACCATATACTTCTTGGCCAACAGCATAGTGCATAGCTTCATTTTTATAGTCTTTACCGATACTAATTTTACGTATTAACTTTCCCATTTTCTTTATCTTTTATAGATCCATCGGTAATGTTAACATGAACGTCCCCGTATTTTTCTTTTAATTTCTTTTGATTTGCAACAAGAGTTTCTCTGAATTCAAAAACAGCGCTAATTGCACTTGTTTTTTGCATTTCTAAATTACCAATTTCTAATTGAGCGTTGTTAATCATTTTTACAACACCTTGTAATTCAATAAGTTCGTCTTTAGTTACTTTTGTTGGTTTTGCTTTCGCCATAATTTTATATTTAATTAAACTTTATTTCACCTTTATATTATCACGCAATTGTCACGCTTTTTACTTCTTTTGTTGTTTTGGTTTTCTATTATCTATAAACC